AGCCTCTTGGACTTTTGAGTCTTTGAGTGCAAACAGATCTACTGTAATTCGAGCTATTGGTGGGCCTGTCACAGCAGTGATCACAAAAGGAACAGAGACTTGGACAGTCGTTATCAATTCTTTGTTCGTCATTACTGACGCGATCGGCGACATTGAGTTTGAGAATCTGAGCACCGAAGAGGATGTTCAGGTCCGAGTAATGCAAGTTTAAGGAGAGCAAGATGCTTATCAACAAGACTGACACCTTCCAGGTTGTTAAGATCGTGATGCCTGATGGAAAGAAGGACTCTATCAACCTGCAACCAAAGAGTAGGGCTGTACCTCCTCCTGGAGCAAAGATCGATCCTCAGTACATCGCATCTTACAGGAAGACAATTCTTGGTGTTGACAACTACGCTCCTTCGACTGGAGAGTAATTTCATGTGTAGATCCACCGTCTTAGGAGAACACCTATGCCGAGTTTAACTCAGCAGTCAGCAGACGTTCGATTCCGAGAAATTGACCTATCACAAACAATCCGGTCTCGTTCGTCTTCTAATGGCGCTATCCTTTTCGTATCCAGAAAAGGGCGTCCTGGTAGATACAAGGTGAATGATAGCCAAGCGTTCCTGGCCGAATACGGAATTCCAGACGCTTCTTTGTCGTTCGGTCATTACTGTGCTCTAGACGCACTCAAGGAAATGAGCTCCTTGGAGTGCGTTCGTGTGCTTGGGGCAGGCTACAGATGGTCCGGTCTTGTCATGAAAGACAGCGGACTTGGCGTGACCTCTCTGGCAGGTGTCACGGGCGGAGTCCCCGACGTAGACAACCCAGATTGGGACAACTACGTAGCTGGCGCAGAAGTTCCTCTGCTGCTGATTACTCCTAAGTCGGGGCCTGGTTCTTATGGCAACAATCTGGCAATTCAGATTGCGTCTCAGAACCTGTCAACACCTGCAGCGCCGTCTCTGTCGTCAGTTAACACAGGTGGTTCACTAGTCAACGGTACTTACGAGTACCGTATTAGCGCCATCTCTGAAATTGGCGAGACACTAGCTTCGTCAGTAGCTACTATTGTTGTTGGTGGTCCTACTACTACAGCAACGGTAACTCTCACTTGGACTGCTGTTCCAGGTGCTCGCGGCTACTACGTGTATGGTAGAGTAAACGGTAACGTGTTCCGGCTTGCTGTTGTCGGTGCTACAACCCTAACTTGGGTTGATACTGGCATTGCTGTTCCTGACACAGACTTTGCTCCTATCACAAACCCGACCTTGTTACCTGCTCCGACAAACGAATTCACCATTCGTGTGTTTGACTTGGAACAGAGCACAAGTGTGCCTGTTGAAGAGTGGCCTTCTACTCTAACAGACTTCACTGACGGTAACGGCCGCCAACTAGAACCGACGCAGCAAATTAATGCGCTGTCGGACTACATCAACGTAGCGTCTTATGTGCCTCAGTTGATTGTTCCTGTACCGGCGGTAATCTCTACGTCTAGAGTGGCCTTGACTGGCGGTGATTCCGGTACAGCTCCGACAAACGGTCAGATCGCAATTGCTTGGGAAAGTGAGTTCGGTGACCCTGAACAGTCTCAAGTGAACATTTTGATCAACGCAGGCTACACTGACGTTTCAGTACAGCAAACAATGCTCCGAGTTGCAGAGCGTAGAGGAGATGCATTCGCTATCCTCGATACTCCTCAACTAATGCAGCGTGCGCAAGATGCAATCACGTATCGCCAGCTTATTCTTAACGCGAATACTTCGTATGGTGCAATCTATACGTCTGACGTGTTTGAGGATGACCCCTACAACGGCAAGAAGCTCTACATTCCGCCTTCAGGTTGGGTAGCCGCTGTATTTGCTCGTACTGATAGAGTAGCTGGTCCTCAGTTCCAGCCTGCAGGTTTGAACAGAGGTTTGATTGACGCTCTAGCACTTAGATACGAATATAACGAACAACAAAGAACTGACCTGTTCAACGCTCAGGTCAACTATGTTCGTAGGTTCCTAGGTGAAGGTACGTCGATCTTTGAAGCTACTACACTACAGGCTAAGCAATCTGCTCTGTCTTGGGTGTCAGTACGTCGTATGGTGAACGTCATCAAGGGTGCTGTTAAAGACTTCTTGATGTACTCGTTGCATGAGCCAAACGATGACTTCACGCGTAGACAGATAGTTACTTCAACTAGTGACTACCTTCAGTTCTGGAAAGACGCTCGTGGTATTCTAGACTACCAGGTGATCTCGGACGAGACTAACAATCCTGTCTCTAAGTACAACCTGGGAATCTTGACCGTGACTATCTTCATCACACCTGTGATTCCAGTCCATGAGATTCAGGTCGACATCGTCATCACTAAGGCTGGTGTGTCGTTCTCTGAGATAAATGTAGCAAACTTGGGTTAACACTAACCCTGGTGTCTGGTTCACATTAGTTTCATTGGTGCATTAACAACACCAGGTGATACTAATGTGGACCGACAAGAATGCAAAGGACGTGGCTCGCCTACTCAAGTCATTCAAGCCAAACAACAGATTTATAGTGCCGGAATTTGGCAAACACGCTGAAGACAAAGGTAAGGGCAAATTGTTTGCCAAGCTGCAACGCAGCATGGTGCCCAAGCTAGCGGGCTGGCACGCACTTCAGATGGCCGCACAGCAGCACGTGTGTTTGGCGTGCAAGGACAAAATTCTGCCTAGTGCAAGTGCTGTGTGCTCAGAGTGTTTGACTACGCCAAAAGGCAAACGTGTTTCAGGCGAAGTCATTTCGAGTAGAACGCAGGCAGCCTGCTTGGAGAAGTATGGTGTGCCTAACGCCATGCACGCAGACACCATTAAGCGGAAGCACCAGAAGGCTTTAGCTACTGTGTTTTCAGGTGAGTCGCGTGAACAAATACTTAGGAAACGCCGCAAGACCAACTTGAAGAAGTACGGTGTTGAGTGGTCAGTCAAATCTGATAGTGTCCGAGCAAAGCTAAGTGCGTCTACCAAAGAGTCGTGGGAACACAAAGAAGACAGGTTGGCCAAAACACGCAGCACGTCAAAGGCTACGTACGGTACAGACTATCCGACGCAATCGGAATCTGTGAAGGCAAAGCACCGAACAACACTGCAAGACAGGTACGGACACCCAAATGCTGCGTGGGGTCGTGGTGCTCAGGCTAAGGTCAGAGCAACGCACCGACGCAGGTTTGGTGTAGACTATGCAATGCAATCCAAAGCGGTGCGCAAGAAAGCAGAGCGCACAATGCTAGACCGGTACGGTGTTCAGACGTGTATGCACAGCAGGGACATTAGGCTGAAAGTCATTAGAGGTGCTCAACGTCTAACTGAAGTCACAGTACAAGGTAAGACGTTTGAGTGCCAAGGCTACGAACGATTTGTGTTGCCCAGGCTAGCAAAGCGTTTCGGTGTGCATAACGTCCTCGGGCAGTTCGACTCAAAGTTTGAGTCCTTGCACTTTGGTAAGCGTGTGTATACACCAGACTTCTACGTGAAGAGCAACGACACATACGTAGAAGTGAAGAGCACCTTCACGTTGATAGGAAAGCTTGGAACCTCAGACTTTCTAAAAGACAACAGGCGTCTGCAAAGACTCGCTAACGCCCAAGGAGTGAAACTGAAGTTCATCGTCTATCACCCAAAGTCGGACTCGTGCATCGTGCTAGACTCCGACTGGCCCAGCTTGTCGAAAGCTAAGCTAACCCAACTGATTACTAACTGAACAGGAGCCTCTCCTATGTCCAGAACTTCCTTGCAAGACGTCCGTTCTCTGCCAGATCCTTTGTTTACCTACAACTGGGATCTGATCATCCCAGTCATGCCTGGTACGCCTAACACACGTACCTTCACCTACAAAGCAGTATCAGCCAGCATCCCTGGTTCGTTGCTTGAGCAGGTGCCGGTAAACTTAGGACCAGTAGAGCTTCGTTATGCAGGTCGTGAGAACTTCTCTCACAGCTTCGCATGCACACTACACGAAACAAGAGACGTTGGAACTCGTGACATGCTTCGCCGTTGGCAACGCATTGCACGAGACAACACTCTAAACACTGGCACCTACAAAGACATCTATTCTACGACCATTGAACTAGTCCTATACGACGACATTCCACTGGAAGTGAAACGGATTCAGCTTGTTGGTGCTTGGGTAGAAACGTTTGATGACTCGCCTCTGGATCGTGCTTCTGGTGCTGTTCAGACTAGCGTGACGTTCTCATACGACTACCTGGTTGAGACTAACTAAGGAGTAAGTAGTGGCCCTAGCAAATGTGTTAGGAGCCGCTGCTGGTTTAGCAAAGCAGAGACTCAGCGGGCGGGTAGGTAGCTTTGTCGATTTGGCAGAGCGACTTGCCCGCCGTGTTGCTAACTCTGCTGCTAATCCTTCGTTTGGCCCTGTGAATCCACCTGGGCCTCGAGATTGGCTAGCGGCGGCAAATGCGCGGCCTGACCCTCTGTTAGACATCTACTGGTATTGTGACCTTCCAATAATCAACGCAGACACTGTACTTCCTTGGTCTTACGTTGAAGAGGTGGTTCTACCAAACGTAGAATTTGATCAGACGTCTGTCTATAGAGCAGGTAAGAACTTTCACTTTCCTAACCACTACAACTTAAATACGCTATCGATCAAGTTGTATGAGGACGTTGATGGAAAGGCGATGAACTACCTGTATGCATGGCAGTCTATGATCATAGACAGAGATACAGGTCTTTACAACCATCCAAGAGAATACAAACAACCAATCACCATCGTCACCCTAGATTCAGCACAGCTGACTGTGATGATCTATGAGTACACAGGCTGCTGGCCTCAGAACATAGACAATGTCACGGTCACTTCAGGTAACACAGGACGCGTGAATCCAAATGTTACCTTCAGTGTTGACGAAGTAAGACTCAAGTTTGGCAAGTTCTCTCCGGGTCAAATACCATCCGTAGTGAACAACATAGGCAGAGGCTTCCCTGCTTCACTTTCTAGGTTACCTTCAGCGTTCCCGGACGTTTTCTCGACGGCAACAGCGCTGCTAGCTAGGTAACTACCTCCGAGGTCTTCAAAAATGCAAATACCATCTCCTTCAAAAAGAGCTGGAAACGGTGCCCCTAAGGTCATTGAAACCGTATCCACTCAGTCTTTTGAGTTCAAGCGTCCTCAAGCTCAACCTTCGAGGCCTACTCAGTCTAGTTTACCTCCCAGTCACCCTGACTACCACTCCCAAAAGCCTACTAGTGAGACGAGCGCAGAGTTCTTCTCTGTTGACCTACCTTCGAACTTTCAACTCTATCCTTTCAAGACTCTCTCAGTGTCACCGCTAAGAGGTCTTCACATTGCAAAGTTCAATAGAGCGTTTAAGGAAGAGCGGTTGAAGTACATTGTAGAAGCTATCAGCTCTACTCTAGGCGACGGTGTGTCGGCCTTCGATCTACAACCTGGGGACTTTTACTACCTGATGTATTGGCATCGGGTGAACTCGTTCCCTAAGAATCCAATGATGATTGAAGCGTACTGTCAGGACCTGACACACAACCTTCAAGTGACTGAAGGCGTAGACGACGGGACAGGTAACATCGTCAAGAAAGAAAAAGAGACGCTTCACATGAAGGAGTTGTTGAACAACACAACCTTAGAGACTAAGAATCTGAAGACGCTAGACCTTACTCCATACAAAGAGCTAGATGAACGCTATCAGTTAGGCTTTGAGACTATGCGAGACGTAGTTGAAGTAGCTGAATACGTCATTGAGTCTGAAGATGGGGCACCTGAGTTTAGCTGGCTAGCTGGACGAGCAGCTTTCCTTAAGCCTCTTCCAGGACGCACTACCCTCAAAGAACGCTGCTCTATTGTCGAGCAGATGAGCACAGACGACTTGGCAATGCTTGAAGCATACAGTCAAGACGTCACTGACTACGGCGTCAGTGAGTTTGCTAATATTCGATGCAAGGAGTGTGGCGCGTCTACGAGAGTGAATATCTCGTTCGACGCGCTCACGTTTCTTCAATTACGTTGACGAAGAGAACTTGCTAAACCGCATAGACAAAGTCATGGTAGAGACAGGTGTCCTTCTTCCAATGTCCTTGGAGTTACGGATGTTGATGTACCTATCAGACAAAGTTGAAGCGCGGTTTGTTAAGAATGCAAACGCACAAGCAAAAGGTCTCCAACAAGTAGGTAGAACAGCTTATGGCTAAGAAACCTCTAGAGGAAGGTCTACGGGACCCATTCAGAAAGTGGAGTGGGTCTTTTGAAGAGCTCGCGTCTCTAAACTCTCCTCTTTCGATTGCACGCGAGAACCTCAATCAACTAACCAGGCAGCTAACAGCTCCGGGTCTTTCGAGAGAAGCTCGCGCTATCCTCTTGAAGTCTATTGCTGAAGCTAAGACCGAACTGCGTAGAGTTGAACGTGAGAGTAAAAAGTCAGTTCAAAATCTCATAGACTCTAAGAGAATACAAGCCGACATCTTGTTCAAGCTGAGTGCTATCCGTGCTCAGATGCTGAAGAAAGACCTCTCGCAAGACGTATTGACTACCCTCATGTCGTCAGAGAGACAGCTAGAAAAGCTGCTGACAGCTACTAAAAATCTAGAGTCCTTAGACGATATCAACTCCATGTTGAAAGACGTCGCAGACGCTCAGGCAAAGTTGGAAAATCTTCCAACTGACCTAGCTGAGTCTTTCGATGGACAAGATGAGATACTCAACAAGATCCTGCGTCACCAAGATGAAGCTCGCCGGTTCCTTAAAGAACAACGTGAAGACATTCGTCGCCTAGGAAGAAGCGCTGCCCGTTGGTTTGTGAACAAGGGCATGTCTGTTGCTGACAAACTAGGCTTCGGCCCTCTCACTGTAGGTAACCTGATTAGAGGCGTAGGTCTTGGGGCAGCTGGTATTGGAGCAGGTATCAGGGGCGCAAAGTACGTTGGGAAGACAATCGCGGCGATGCGTGCTGTTAGCAAGTCTCCTGAGGAGATGCTTGCTGGAGGTTCAAGTAGCCAGTCTATTGCCGAAAGATTCTCTGAGTACGTAGCCCACACTCGTTTGTTCCAAAGACGAATGATGCGTTCTATGGACAAGCAGGAGAAAGGGTCAAGCAAAGACTCTTCAATGCTTGGAAGCATATTAAGCACTCTAGGCAGCTTCTTTGGTGCAGGTGGTTTGATAAGAGGGCTCTTTGGAAAGTTCACTGGCATCTTTGGTAAAGGCTTGCCTATCTTAGCAGGACTGCTAAAGGGAGCTGCGAGAATCTTAGGCCCTCTAGGTGCTTTGTGGGGAGCCTTCCAAGGAGGAAAGTTCATTGGAGACAAGATCTACTCCTTCATTGAGAAGCCCTTGTCTAAAGCGATTGACTACTTCTTCCTGAAAGATCCAAACACAGGAAGAACAGGCCTTCAACAATCAATAGACGATGCTCTTAAGAAGGGGCAAGACACATACCAAAGCGCAGTAGACGCAATTGGTAGAGCAAAGAACGCAGCCATTGACAGAGCTAGTAGCTGGATATCGTCTGGTAAAGACGTTGCTGGCAGTGTGATGAAGTCTGCTTCAGGTGCTGTGTCTTCTGCGTCTCAAGCTGTTGGAGTAGGAATCAGTAACGTAGCCCCTTCTACAGCTACGTCATTAGGTGGTGCAGGTGGTGGTCGAGGGTTTGTCAATCCAGGCATGCCTAAACCTAAGTCAGTAAGTGAGCGCGTCTCAGACTGGATGGGTTCTCTGTTCAACAAGAGCGGAAACGTAAACGTTGACGGACTAAATCCTGAGATGCAGAAGAACATGGTAGGAATGGCCCAAGAATACTACCAGCTGACAGGAAAGCGTTTGAACATCAACAGCGCTTACAGGTCGCCAGAACATCAAGCACATCTCTATAGGACACTACCGAAGGGTCAAGCTGCACCTCCTGGCAGATCACTACACGAGTACGGCTTTGCTTTTGACACTAACTCTGCACAAGGCAATGAACTCGCAAAGCTAGGATTACTGAACAAATACGGGTTCTCTAGACCGATCTCAAAAGAGCCTTGGCACATTCAACCTGCAGGTATGACCTTAGCGGCTGCTAAGGCAGGTATATACTCAGCTGATGGACCTGTTAATCAAGGTGCTAAGGCCTCTCCTGTGTCTCAAGACATCACTCCTGCTTCGTCAGTTCCTAGTTCTACTCCGACGTCTGCTGCTAACACCGTAGGTAGTGCTGCTTCAGCTAAAGGAGGTGGAACAATGCAACCATCAACAAAAGTAAGCGTCTCAGACATACCAACTTACCACATGTCTGATGGTCTAATGCTGGCGATGAATATTGGAGTAGCCGCATGACAGTTTCGACCGCAGAAGTACTTCTGGAGGTCATGCAAGCAGACAATAGGTCAGTCCAGGCACTAGTGTCTAGACGCCGAAAAAGACGAAACGCTATGTTTGCAGGGCCTACGTTAGTTGGACTAGCGTCTGGCCCTGTTCTGTATTTTCTCATCAAGAACGCGCTAGAGACTAAAGACGAAGGTGAGAAGGTACTAAAGGAAGTAGAAGAATCAGTAGCAGAGACTAAAGTAGACGAAGAGCCCTGGGGTTCTCGAATCAGCTCGTTCTTCAAAGAGATGTTCCAGACAGAAGCACCTGCTACGTCTGAAGTTGCTCTAGAACCCTACCGAGAAGACACGACAGAGATAACAAGGCTAATGAATAAGGGTGTAACCTCTCCTGTGGTGATAGACAAGTCTCTAGCTACTCCAACAGAACAAATAGACAACGTACTCAGGAAAGTCGCAGCTACTAAGAACGTTCAGTACTCAATGCTGTACGCTCTTGCTGGTTCAGAGTCTTCGTTTAGACCAGGAGTTAAAGCGTCTACTTCTAACGCAGTAGGCCTCTTTCAGTTCATACCAAGCACATGGAAGTGGCTAGTCAAGAAAGTGTTTCCAGAGCTAGGCTACTCTTTGCAAGATAGAGAAGACCCTGAGAAGGCTGCAACAGTTGCTGCTATGTACTTGGGAAGACTCATACGCACCTTGAAGACGGCTCTTGGAAAAGAGCCTTCTATAGGAGAAGTCTACTTAGCTTACTTCTTGGGTCCTACTGGAGCTATCAAGTTCATACGAGCTATGAACAAAGACCCAAACGCTAGCGCTGCTTCTATGTTCCCACGTGCGGCTCAAGCTAACAAGAACGTCTTCTATGAGAATGGGAAAGAACTTAGCTTAGCTGACACATTCGCTAAGGTGTCAGGACGCATTACCTCTTACTACACAGCAGCGCAGAACAGGTCAGTCTCATCAACCCAAGCGTCTGTCGTTACTCCAGTTGGTTCAAGCTCAGTATCTCCGCCTAAAGGAACTGTGTCACCCGGTGTGGTCAATGCTAAAGCTAGCCCTGTTCAACAGCAAGTCTCCGAAACACAGCCTAAGCTACAAGCTCCGCCGCAGTCAGTGTCTGAGTCAGCGGTAGAAGAGACTACTAGTTCCTTGCTAGAAGGCAAGGAAAAGACTCAAGTCCAGATTTCTGAGTTCATTCGAGATAAGAGTGGCCGTTTGTTAGCACTACCAGGATAAGTCATGTCGTCACCTACCACATTTGGTCAGAGACTAAACAAGCCTCTAACTCAAGTTCTTCTTGAAAGAAACATCATTGACGAGGCTAGTCTAGACAACCCTCAAACTATCAAAGAGCTAGCGTACAAAGCCTACATAGTCGCACAAGAACATGTCTATGAAGACGAGACTGGAATTATCGTAGAAGCTTGGATGCCAGAGACACTGGCAATGGATGTAAACGCAACATACGAAGCTCCTTTTGCTCAAGGTTTGAATCAAGTCAATGAGAACCTTGGAGCTGTTGCGCGGTTCTTAGGCGTTAACCTGACTACACAAGCTCTAACAGCTCAAATTTGGCAAGGTGGAGCATTCATTGAGTTCAGTTTGCCTTTGATCTTTCAAGCAGATTCCTCTGCGGCTTACGATGTGATGGAACCGATCAAAAAGCTGTTCAGCTTGACTATGCCTAAAGATCCAGAAGGAGGCGGTCTTCTAGAGGCACCTGGCCCTCGCATTGACCTGAATAGACTAGCCTCTAACGCTAGAGAGAACGGCGGACAGGTCTTGAATCAGCTGTTGTCAACAACGACGTCTAACATCTCTAACCCAGCTCAGATGTTGAACTCAGCAAGAGAAGCTTTCTCTAACCCTACTGGTTTTGTTCAACAAGCACTGAACACTGCAAATGAAGGCGCACAGGCAGTATCAAAGGCGATAGTTGCTTCAGTTAAGAACAACATCTCATTGTACCTAGGGCAGTTCTTGTATTTCCCTTCAGTAGTTATCACAGACGTGAATCCTACGTATGACGTAGTTCTGTCTAGAGACAAGAATCCAATGAGAGCTACAGTCAACATCAACTTCAGAACGTTCTACGTGCCTACGGATAGAGACATATCTATCATGTTCCCTGCCTCGTCTAACCTGAAGACCCGTGCGAGAGGTTAACAATGGCTACTGTTCTTGATCTAAAAAGACGCACTTATTTGAAACGTGGGCAAGCTCAACGAGAGACTCTTGATTACTTGTCTGCAAAGTACAAGAACTTGAGATTCATACTACCAGCAAATCAAAGCTACGTCATATCTACAAAGGACAGGGCAAACGCTCCAGGTTTGGCATTTCAATTCTACGGCGATAGAGGTTATTGGTGGGTCATCTGTCTGTATAACGGGATCATAGACCCCATAAGCGGGTTTGAGCCTGGTATGGTGATTCAGCTTCCTACCTTAGCAGACATAAACGCTCTCCTGTCCTCTCAAGACACACAGCAACTAGCGGCGTCCGTCGTGACGATCTAAGATGGCTTTTGGTGTACGTGACAGGCTGTATTTGCAGCTTAGAATAAGTGGTGTCGATATCCCACTTGAAGATAACTTGATTGAGAGCATCCACATTGTAGAGAACGTGAGGATCTACGTTCCGATGCTCACGTTGACGATTAAGGATGCTACCAAGTTTTTGACCCGCAACACCCTTTTGTTAGACGGCGCGCCTATAGAAGTGACTATAGAAGCCGAGAAGACACGGTCTGTCTACTACTTCAGACTATTTGGTTTCAAGGAAGACCTCTCACAAGGCACAGTACGCTACACAGTTCAAGGGTACTTGGACGTACCCCGCTACTGGACAGAGTCTACAAGTACCCCATTGAGAGGTTCAGTAAGCTTGGCTTTAGAGCAGATAGCTAGAGCTACTGGACTGACTTACGACGGCCTAATAACTGCTGACTCTCAATTGTGGATGCCTGCTAACATTCGCTATGCTGAATTTGCTAGAGAGATTTCGGAACACGGTTGGGTGAGTGACACTAGCTGTTGTCAAATGGCGATCACAACCAACAAGCAAATGAGGTATAGAGACGTCAGTCGCGTACTTCAAGGCAATCCTGTCCAGTTCTTCTCAAACAAAGACAATTCAGACGTGCAGACGGTCATAACGGACTTCAACGTGCTAAACAAGTCTGGCTTCTTCAACTCTGCATCAGGCTACAAAGAGATGCGTGTTGTTCAAAGCTTCTTGAGTCAGAATGCTGTCAGTCTGAAAGACCTAAGGCTTGTTAAGAACACGCAGAAACTAATGATGTCTCAGTCTATCCAGTCAGGTATTGGACAGAACAAGGTTGTCTTCTCGCCCATTGACGTAGGGAATGTCAGTGAGAACTACGAAAGAGCTCTATACCAGAACAGGCGTCTGTCTAATCTCTACACGTTTGGTCTTGAATTCGTTACCCCTCGTCCTGTGACAGCTCAGTTGTTAGACGTAGTGAACTGCGAGCTTGCTAAGCCTGGACTAGACGGCGTAGAGTCTTACAGCGGGAAGTTTCTTCTCACTGGAAAAGTAACCTATGTGGTAGGCATCAACCTCTATCAAAAATGCGAAGTGTTTAGGCACGGGTTGAATATTCCACAAGACGCTACACAGGTGTGATATGTTGAACAACCTTCAGCAGCTAGACACTATCGACTTCAGAGGACATATTTTCATAGGGGTAGTTAGGTTCAACAATGACCCACTACAACTAGAAAGAATCAAGGTCTCCATACCCGGAGTCTTTGACTCACCTAATGAAGCAGAATTGCCTTGGGTAGCTCCCTTAGCAGAAGGACCTGTACCGAATGGAAGTGGTTACGGTTCATTCGGTTTGGTTCCTCCAGTAGGCAGCAAGGTCTTTGTTCAGTTTCAGCACGGCAATCCCTTGTACCCGGTTTACTACGGTAGCCCTATAGTGCAAGGTGATCGAGTAGCAGAAGCTAACGTAAACTACCCTAACAGATACGGCTGGCGTGACCCGAGAGGGAATGTCTTCTACGTAGACACGACAGAAGGTGGGAACGTTATTCGTCTGCAGCACGCTAGCGGTACAACAATCACCATCAACAATGACGGAAGCGTTAGTCTTGTTGCAACTGGACCTATTAATAGTGAAGCCCCTGTCTGGAATCACGTAGGTGATATAAACGTAAACGGGACGATAAATTCAACTGAAGATGTCATTGCTTCAGGTATTTCTCTCGTTGAGCATGTTCACTCAGGAGTGGACAGGGGTGGTAGTAACACTGATCCTCCTGTTTAATAAGGTACACCAATGGCTACTGATCCAGCAATCCCCTTACCTTCACAACGTACAGTGAAGGTCGTATGGTTGGACGTTAACACTAGAATTGGACTTAACGGAAAGCCTGACCTACTGCCAAACGTTCAAGCCATCAACAACAGCTTGTTCAATCTGTTCACTTGTCCTATAGGTTCTAGAGGACCTATTTTTCAACCTGAGTACGGTACGAGTTTGTACCGACTGCTGCACGATCCGATTGACAACATTACAGCCAACAAGATTAGAGCGTTCATAGTTCAAGCTATACAAAGGTGGGAGCCTCGGATCGAGATCGACTTAGCTAATTCTTTCATACGTCCTAACTACTCTATTCCAGGGTATGAAGCACGTTTGGGCTACAACATCGTTGCAACTAACGAATACGGTATTGCTAACTTTCAACTGAGTTCCTGACCATGATTCAACTCTCAAACGTAGCACCGGATTTTGATGACTTAGTCCTACAGTTGACTAACGTCCTTCAAACCAAAGACGCGTGGAAAGACAGACTGACGTCGTCTACTGGACAGACTCTCGTAGAAATGATTGCTGCGATAGGCGCGTATTCTCAGTATGCGATTGAGTCTGCTTATCAAGAGAACTTCCCTGAGTCTGCTAAGAACAACAACAGCCTCTACGCAGCGTCTAACTTTCTAGGCGTACGTTTCAACCGTAAGCTTCCAGCGTCTGTTCAAGTTAGTCTGACTTCAGCTGCTCCAACTATCATTCCTGTCAACTCTCAGTTCAACGGCGCTGGTACCTATTGGTTTAACCGTTCACCTCTCACTCTAGGTCCGGCTCCTACTGTAGTCACCTTACACCAAGGGCGTGTGGTTACTACCCAGGTTCAAGGCTTAGGCACAGACTTTCAGGCTTGGGTGTCACCTGAAAAGGACTTCGTGGTCAGTGACCAAGACGTGTTTGTGACCGTGAATAGCATTAGCGTACCTGCTATTCAAGAAGGCTTGTGGACAAAAGAAGGACTACCAGGAGCCCAGCACTTTACGCTACCTTCTGGACAGATGATCTTGCTGTTCGGTAACAGCATCTACGGCACTAGACCCTCTACAACTGACATCTGTGAGATCATCTACGTTATCACTTTGGGCGCTGACGGTGCTAACGTTCCTACTCTTGGCAAGACCTTCTCCTATGAGGTAGATCCTACCATACAGGGTCCTGCAACTACGCAAGCCTCTGGCGGTGGCAGTCAAGCTAACCCACTTATCTACAAGAACGTCACACCAGCGCTATTTGGGTCCTTTAACTCGTCTGTTACCCCTTCTCAGTACAAGAAGCTTCCTCTTCAGTACCCCGGAGTCATTGACGCTCAGACGTTTGCTCAGAGAGAAATCAACCCAAGAGCTTTGACTTGGATGAATGTCATCAAGGTCTGTCTGTTGACTCAAACTCCGTGGTCGGCGGGCGACTTCCTGGCCTTCGAACAATGGTTCTATGAGAACACGATGTACTCAACAAGAATCGTTAGAGAAGACCCGGTTGCTACTCCTATCACAGTTGAAGCTACAGTTCACTGTCTTAACCTTGCCAATCTTGGAACAGTACAGGCGAGAGTAGAGGCAGCGTTAGACAACCTGTTTGCCCTTCGGCAAGGAAGCATAGGTCGTGACTTCTATAGGTCGGATATCATTGACGCTATCTTAGAGTCTGACTCTAACATTGACTTCGTTAGGCTAGAACAACCTGCAGCGGACATTGTGTTGAGTTCCTTGAACGTCAACACTCCTTCGGCTACTATCCTACCTTCAGGTGGTACCTTAGGCCCAGGCTTATACGACTACGCTATCTCGGTTGTTTCTTCTTTAGGCGGAGAAACAGCTCCTGCCAATTGGGTTACTGTCAACATCGCTTCAGGCACAACAAGACGAATCCAGCTTAACTGGGAGCCCGTCTCTAACGCTCTTCAGTATAGGATTTGGGGTCGCACTACTCCAACGTCGTTAGGACTGCTAGCTACTGTTCCAGCCTCAACTCTTCAGTTCATTGATACAGGCGCTATCACACCAACAGGAACTGTTCCGGTTCAGAGCACAGTAGCTAGTTACTACGCAAACTTGATTGCTAAGAACATCTCAGTTCTGTACTCTAACAGAGACATCCTATCATGACTGATCGTAAAGTCCTCCTTCCTCCTTACATGGAGAGCGAGCCTTGGATTGAATTGGTCGAGTCTATTGATGAGGTACTGAAAGACAAGATCGATGATCCAACTGTCTGGCTGTCTAGACTTCGTGATCTGTGGATTCTAAAAGATCAAGCTGCTGACAAGATTGAGTCAGAGGAGATGCTGGCCTCAACAGACTTCGAGTTGCCTGAGAAAGAACTTCTAATACGTCAAGCTAACATGCTTGGCTTTGATTTCAAAGAAGCTGACTTGATCACAGCTGAGGACTACCAGCGTATTTCACGAAACCTAGCTTTGTTTTGGTACGGCAAAGGGAAGCCTAATTTCATTGACTTCATGGGCTTCGTGCTCAACTCAATATTGAGCATCGTAAACCTGTGGTCTACTCAAGGTCCTACGTATGAAGAATACGGGCCTATGTTGCCTGAAGGTGATCCAGGTATCGGAACTCCTATTTGGCAAGGTGGTGCTTGGTTTCCTACAACCCACGTAAGGGTAACATTTGACCCCTTCAGGTTCGGCGCTACCCCAATGGCAAAGTTGATTGCGTTGTTCTACGCAATCGCAAACTACAACCTAGTTTTAGACAGAATCGATCTTGAAGGCATAGTCTACATTCACTCAGTAGATGAAGAAGAACTAGCTAGAATTGTAGTGATGTATCCTCTCTATGACATAAGCGTGACCATTGAGACAGTTACTGACGATACGACTTCAGTGTATGTTGAACCTGGGTACGTAGAACCCGGATATGTGGAGTAAATCATGCTAGTACGCAGAAGAGACAAGACATTACCTTTGACTACAGAAGAGATGGACGGAAACCTTGACGAGATCGATGATCGCCTTTCTTCGATAGAGAACCTTTCTACCACTACTGTATCTACAAGCGCTCCTTCTGGCACTCCCAGTGAAGGTGAAGAGTGGATTGTAGTGAGTGAGGTTTAATATGTTTGGACAACGGTATGTTGCATTTAATAACGAGTGGCGTTCAGTCCAGCAAGCTTACGTAGGTCATAACGGCCAATGGGTTCCACAGTTTTTGAAATTTAAGGGAATAAATGGTAGATGGGTAGAGATCTCTAGTAGCGAACTTCCAAATCCTTCTTCTGCAATTAGGATTGACTCTATTTCGTATAGAGCAGGCTGCCCAGAACAAGCTGCCCTTACCTTCAAGGGGTACAATCTACAAAATCTTGTTCTGCCTGAGCCTAGAACGTTTGCTCACTATAGTCTTCTCACAAACTTCACTGACGCCCTGCAGAACTACTCAAACTGCGTCCCTTTTAACTCCCCTACCTTTACTAGTGAAAACGGAGGTGGCTTAACTTTAGTGCCTTCCCTGTCTCAGTATTTCACTTTGCCAACTGCTGGAGCAGGACTCTATGACTCTCTTAGTTTAATAAGTCCTACAGGCAGAGGCCTTTTCATATGTTGTGTTCATCTCAATTTGAACACTTTGTTCAGTTCTCCTGCATCTGAAACAACCATTCTGTTTGCAGGTTCTACAAACAACCATCTCTACTTAGCTGTTCGAGACAATTCTGACGTAGTCTTCGGCTGGTTTTCTCACGGCGACAGAGTAGAAGTGTCCTTGCCAGGTGTTGCTGTACAAGACACTTGGATGGCTTTCTTGATAAAACATGAAGCACTTGCTACGCCTGGAAGAAGCATACTTACGCTTAGAGACAACCTGGGCAACTCCGTAAGCTCTGAAGTTTCTCTGCCCTACTTTGTTCCTCTAGCAGGTGAACCCGTAGTTGTAGGAAGAACTCAAGTTCCAATTAGTGTTGTGCTAGGCGACTACTTTGACACCACTAACACGCACTCTGTCTTTACTATAGTAAGTCCTACGGTACTGACAAACTCAACTAATACCTACAGGTCGTCTCAGCCTGGAAGGCTTATCTACCCTAATACAGGAACTTACTACATAGAGATTAAAAACTTCTCTAGTTTTGACGTTCAGTTTGGTGTAGGCGAACCAGGTGCAGTACTGACAAACCCTGCTGCTACAGAGGGTTGGGTAGTAAACACGATTGCTGGTCGCAGATTTGATCACCAAACTGGTGGAGGAACAGCTTGGTCGTCCCCGATTCCTGCTAACGTAACAATCGGTTTGCTTCTGGACACAGACAACGGACAAATTGAAGTTTTTGTTAATGGTGTTAGTAGAGGCAGGCCATTTCCAGTTGGTAGCATAACTGTTCCTGTAAAATTCTTACTCTCTGGTAGAGGTGACACAGCTAGTTCCAACATCTTTCAGGCTGAAGTAGTGTTAGAGGACTTTGACTTCCCTGTTAGTGGCAGCTCCCCTTTTCCAGTGTATCAAAGCATCGACAATGTAAGCTATACCTACTTAGATGGAACCATTAGAAAACTCACAGTAAGGAACGAGCCTCTGGCGTCTATAGATGTAGAAGACTCTCTTTTGGATACAGACCCTGTCTTAGAAATTCAGTGGAGGCGTTTGTCTGATAGTCAAGTATTTGATGGTTCTAACTACCTTCTTGTAAGCAGAGACACTGAGATAGTAACCAACGTTCCTAACCTAGAGCCTGGAAACTATGCTGTATCTGTTTTGAAAGCAGGAACGTTAAGGACTAGCGAAAAGTTTTTTACCGTGGTGCCTTTTCAGTCTACTAGCGTTCCTCTATCAATCGACTTTAGGACTGCTACTTTTAAGCAGATAGACGACAACTTTATCAGAGCACATAAACAGTGGGGCGGTCTAAACGGCGGTGTGATAGCTGAAAATGTGTTCTTAGACAGAGAAAACGGTATCTTAAGATGCAGGGCTCTAGGGGACCTATATACTGGTCCACTAAGAGGTGTAGACAGATTTGGAAGACGTACTTCACAGGCTACTAGAATAGGAGGCTGTGTTGTCACCAAAAAGTACTACGGACCGGGTTCCTATCGAGTTGTAGCTAGACTTCCTAGCTTGACTGGAGTAGTTTCAGCCTTTTGGACTTTCCATTATGAAGAAGGATACCCGGGAAGTCCAGTTTACGACTCACACCTAGCTGACGGTCTTCGCGTGTCTGGTAATGCAGAAGACGGTTTCTATACAGTGAGAAACCACGAGATAGACATTGAAATACCAACAGCTTTGAAGACAGACCCTGACTATGAAGTAGTTAGCTATCTAAACGGTAGATTCAATACTTGGAGAGGCGAGCTACGAAACTGGGATGTGCCCGAGTCTGATCCAAGTTACTGGACTGAGTATGTTGATGAGTGGCTTCAGCATGGAGTCAATGTAAATGACGGACAGTTTCATGAATTTAGATTTGATTGGCATACGTCTGGAACTCCTCGAGTAGAGTTCTTCATTGACTCTATACCAATAACTACTATAACAGACCAAATACCAGATATACCTGGAAGGTTCTGGGTTGGGTTGTGGTTCCCTTCAGCTACTGGTAACAGGTGGGCAGGAGCACAAGCAAACTTTCAAGAACAATATATGGATGTTAGGTCTATTCAGATAACTCCCTACCCGTCTGATCCTGTTAGAAATATAACAGAGTCATACCCCGATGACGTGTTCAGAAATATGTTCTTGAACCAGCTACTAGACGTATAAGTTCAAGATTCTTCGGAGAGTAAAATTGAACTCAGGATTTTTAATAACAGACGCAGGGCTAGCGGCTGCAGCAGTAGCTACCCCAACAGGCCCCTTCATCCATATCACGTCTTTTGAGATAGGGTCAGCAGTTAACTACGAACCCGATCGTTCTCAGACAGCTCTTCAAGGTACCATTCTTTATACTGGACTTGCTTCAAGCTACACAGTAGTGGACGGAGACACAGTAGAGATCGGCTTACGCATGGATGCTACTGTAGGCTCTTTCACCTTTGGTGAAATTGGACTACGTCTAGCTAGCGGAGAGCTTTTTGCAGTGTGCGTTTTTGAGAACCTTCAAGAAAAAGTACGTGCAGTAGGCAATCAGGCAGGTAACACTTGGTACATTAGAGCACGCATCAAGCTAGCTCAAGCTCCGGTTCTTGTCCAAGTGACGCTAATCAATAGCCAAAGCATCCTTGAAGTACCTAACTGGCAGTCGCTTCAGAAGCCGATTGACCAGATCATGGGCGCCAACATCGCTATTGTTCACGCTAACAACAGCTCTGACGATCCTGTTCTTGTCATTCGAGACAACGATAACGAATGGGGTTTGATTGACTACACAAGAAGCTTCTTAGGAGCAACGACAGATGTAGGCGCTTCTCTTGCAGCATCTACGTTCACGCATCCAGACATTGCTAACCTCTACTTTGAGGACATGCCAAGATCGGACTCTAGGTATCTGGTCAAGTTTCCAGACGGAAGCATTAGACAGATAACTAGCAACCCTTTGCCTACACAGATTGGATTTACTCCAGGTGTTAACACAGCTCAATCGGGTCCGATTAGCATTTGGGAAGAAGGGGGTGGTGGTGGGCGTGTGTCTTGGGCTGACACTGTAGAGTACAACGAGTTCGTCAACTTGTTCAATAACTACTGGGCTGCCTCGATAGGTCCGTACAGGTCAGGAGGGAATAACGCTCCTTACTCTAGCGACAATCGTGGATCAAGTCAGACACCCTTTGCAACTCTTGCTAGAAGAACGAATGCAGCAGACTGGGCGGCCCTCTTAACCGCAGTAAGAAACAAGTGTACTGTTCACAATGTACCTATTGCAGACATCGCTTCTGCTACAGACTTTGTCTATAGACCTTTAGGGTCTACGCCAGGAGGCATGAACACCTTTAAGAAACAGTGGGAAGCTTTTGAAAACAAGATTCCTCTGCTAGAAGGTGCTCGGAACTCTTTCAACTACACAGCTCAAGATCAGACTACATCTGCCACTCTAGAGAACAGCACCTTCTTTGCCACTACCTGGACTATCTCTAGAAGGTTTACATTCTCATCTGAAGCAGTTCTTCAAGCACAACTGAATAGCGGTTTCAACTTTGTTATTCAGGGTGATGTCTATGACATCATCAACCCTGCTTGGACAACTCTAAACGCAGCTCTTGCGGCAATCGGTTTGATTCAGATACGTCACAACCGTGTCACCTCATCTAATGGTGTTGGAACAACGAACAACCAAGGCCTTCAAGAACTTCCAGGCGGTATCTGGCACATTGTGTGGTCGTACTTGCACGGTTCTAACTGGTCGATTCAAGTTCAATTGAGAAAGCCTGCGGGAATCAATGCAATCGACATACGAATTGTGACCGATGCAACCTTAGTTGGACCTACCGATCCTTATTACGGTAGCCCTGGAACGATACGCTACAGAGTGTACAGCCGCAGAGCAAGTTCTACGTTGCTAAGCTCTCCTGTTCTAGGCTATCCAACTGTCTCTGCTATCTAACACCTGTGATCAACTTTAGTTTCATAGGTATAGAACTGTGAGGAACTCAAATGTTACTTCAGCTAACTACCGCAGGTAAAGCTCTTCTTGATGCTGAGCCTGTAGGAGTACCAATTACCCGTGTAGACTTTGGTGATGGGTTCAACTATTCATTGCCTTTAGATCCTACAGGTTTAGACGGGTCTCTAGTGTATCAGTCTAATACGGCTTTCGATCCTGAGATCATC